GTCGGGTTGGTCAAGGTCGATTTCTCCTTTGAGGAAGAAGGGCCGAACATTAACGCCGTTAAACCAGTCTGATCCACAGCTCTCGAAGAAAAGACCGTCGATAAAGGTCTTTTCACTATTCACGCTGAACCCCAAAAAGTTCAGCGTGCTCAACAGGAGAGGGGCACACGCTCTAGCCACGATTATGTCATCGCCATAGGCGACAGCACGATTGTCTCCACACGCTCTTGCGAGCGCCATGAAGATCAACGTTTCGAGTTCGAACGTGTATCCATTCCCCATTGATGACCATTTACTGAAAGGATATATTTTACCTTCCAGCTCGTAGTAATCACTGCGGGCCAACCAGAGCAAGTGTCTCCACTCTTCTGGTAGCAACAGTTCCACTAACGCCCTGCTTACGCAGTCGCTAGCAGAACTCAAGTCGATAGTGCTCAGTCCAAGGACGTGAGCTTTAGATGCCAGGTAGGCATTCCTATCAGCTTGTTTCTGCAGGTTGAGGCCAAATTGGGTCAAACGGTTTCGGATTAAAGCACCAATTCCTAGCTGAACATAAATGTTCAAGTCGGGTTCAATGCCGATGGTCCGGTCCGTCTTCGCGTTTTTGGCAACAGTTGTGATACCAATGAAAGAACAACATTCGACTTTCGTAAGTCTATCTGCCCATAAGGCAGGCGTTGCGTCTTTCATGAATGCTGCTAGCCGAGGGCTAGCAGAAGGTCGAGGGTTATCATACTTTCGACCCTGAGTGGTTCTCCGTTTGATGGTACCAGTGGCACCGGGGCCAAACCTACAATGAGTATCCACGTACGTTAAGGCTTCCTCGTCGAGGGGTCCTAGGACTTGCCTGATGATATGTTGAGCTTTCGCAACAACATCAATCAACCAGGGAGCGTCCTTAGGATCATGTCCCCAAGAGAGGAGCCGGAAGTTCGTGGCGTCACATTGCTGTTCAGCCGCTTCAAACTTAATAAGCGCAGCTTGGCGCTTGTCAACCGACAACGGAAGGTTAAAGCTTTTAGACAACATAGAACTGGCCTGATAATCGACTCGGAAGAGATCGACTTCGTTGGCCTCGTAGGACGAGGGGTTAACCTTCATCTTTAAGAGACCGTTCCAGTCCTTTTGCTGAATAAGCTCAAGGATCTGCTGTGTCACTTTTGTAGGGTTCGCCTTACAAAAGTTTTTAAGTGTCATGACCTCGACCTCAAAAAGGCGGGCCCGGTAGTTTGTACTATCAGTTTTCATGAAGCGTGAGTAGGTTCAGTCTGTTTAGAACTGGCCGTCGCGCTGGATCAGGACTGCGTAAGGGTAGGAACCCGTTGTCAGACCTGCGACCACTTTGACACAGAGCGCGTCCAACTCGGACTCGCTATACGTGTTACCATGCGTCACCTCGACGTTAATGGCAGCACGATCAGTTACTGCGGCAGCACCTGTTGCTGGGTTGACACCCACCTTCACGTGTTCCAGTCGCAGTGTAGCCTTTCGTTGAGCACGAGTGCTCGAGAAAGGATCCTCCCCCACATAAAGTCGTTCGTCGCCGATCGCACCGTTTACGGTGTCCTTGGCAAGAAACAGAGCGGTGTTACCGCCTTTGACGATACGTGGAGAACCGTAGGTTGTTGAACCCAGAGTGATAGGAGCAATTTGAGGCATAGTAGCCTC